AAAAAATATACAACTATTAGTTCTAAATTTATTGATGATTTCTTTTCACTTTATGACTATAAAACTTTGGATACTGATTTTGTTATAAATCTTGAAACATTAGTAAAATGGCTAGGTGCTATAAAAAATAGTCTAAAAGAAACACTTACTAAAAGTTATACAAAAGATGTTGATTATACAGTTGAAAAAGATACTACTAAAACATATGGAAGACATCGTGAGAAAATTATGCTTACACCCGACTGTATGAAACGCCTTATTATGTTATCTAAAACTAAAAAAGCAGAAGAAGTTCGCACCTATTTCATAGAATTAGAAAAGCACATTGATAAATATAAGAATGTTATTTTTGAAAAATATGAAGGCAATCTAAAACCAATTCCCAAAAGTGAAAATGAAGGCGTTATATATGTATTGCAAAGCGACCTAAATTTACCTGGAGTTTATAAAATCGGTAAAACTAACGACTTCAAATCACGTATAAAAACTCATCATTCATCACTTGATGACAATGTTAGGGTTAAAATTATATTTCGAACAGATTATATTGACGAAGTTGAGCATTGTATGAAATACTATATGAAAGACAAACAATATCGAAAATACAAGGAATTCTATCAAGTTGATGCAGATATAATTAAAAAAATGCTAAAAGAATGTGATAAAATGTCAGTAGTTGCTAGAAAAACTATATCTGGTAAAAACCAAAAAGGCGGCTATTTCATATATATTGATAAAACCAAGTAGCCGCAAGTATTTCATAATTTATCCACCTCATTCTCAATCCTCCGCGGTTGATACTTATCTATCCAATCATGGTTCTTTTCATCATAATAATCCCTCGCCATCCGAGCAAACTCTGGTGTTATATGTTCATAATTATCTAGATAGTATATATTTCTCTCGATCGTATAGCAATAATTATCCGCTAATTGTCGGGAAATGGCAACAAATTGCCGAACAAAGGCTTCGGGATACTTATCATGGAATAAATCTCGATTGCTTCCTTCTTTGTATTGCTTCAATTCATTATAAAACGCTTCTAGAATGCGCGCGTCGGTTCCTAGATATCCTTTTCCAACTATATAGAATTCCCGCGATTGGTTATTTTGCACCGGCTTATAGAATATTAACTGCTTGAAATTACAATATGCCACATATATCAAGTTCAATATGAGCGGTTCATCAATTGGCGTTAGTATCTTATATACCATACTAGCACCGGCGGGTAGAATATCTAGAATTGCTAGTAGAGAAGCAAATGCGACCTTTTCATATCCTGAGTCCTTCATAGCAAGTCCCGCATCACTCGTCATTAAATCTATCTTCTCCCGTGATGCAACCCGTTGCTTATAATACTTAATATTGCGAATTTTGGTTATATCACCGTCATTGGTTGCACCCCAATCCCATCGTTGTGGATGCCGGCGAATAAGGCCAAATTGGTCGCCTATCCGGGTGCCTTTAGTATGAAGCGACTGTGCATTCCAATCGAATCCGGCAAATTGTGTCTTGGTATGAATATAATTATTCAAAGCATTTATAAATGTTCCCGGCGCCTCTGCAATATGGAATGAATGGAATCTACCCTTCTGGTTCCGAGGAACCAGGTCACAATCTGTAATAATTTCATACATTTTGAGCCAGGCTTGGGAAATAGTATCATCCTTTAGCCGACGACGGATTAGTTGGTCTAGATGCATCTTTTCAGTATCATCCTTGTGTTTATAATATCGGAATTGCTTATTAACTTCCCACCATTTTTTAATTTGTGGGTCAGTCTTATCTTTTTCTGTTTTTATAGGTTTTGATAAATCGCGGCGAGAATCTATTAAATAGCCTGTTTGTTCTATACGGTTGGCAAGGTATTCTAACTCCGGAAGTAGTGGCACTTGGCGGTTATAGGAAATTGTACGGGATTTGTTTTTGATGTTATTATGTTTTGTACTATGGCGAAATGATAAGTCGTATAGAGGTCGAGAAGGCTTTAAGAAATCAGAAATTGATAAATACTTTCTGTGGCTATGGCTAATTGATTTGGCTTTATGAGTCTTGTTAGATACAAGTTTTAGAGAAGATGACGCCTTCGAAGTCATACGACGACCAGAAGGTAATCGAAGAGTGATGGATTGGGCGATGTGTAATTGTGGTGGTGTTTTGAATCGGTATATAATGGGCTCGTGAAGACCAAAGGTTTCTTCTAGAATACTTTTACCAAATTTATCTTGAAATGGCTTGCTAGAATACTTATCCCAATATGGAATATCCCATTTCTGGCAATAAAGAATAGCGTTAATCATCTGCTCATTTGTCGGTAATTTAATAGTGTCTACTATAGATTTATCAAGATTTATATAAGTTAATAACTTAGTGCAAAATATTAATTGTTTCAAATATCTCTCATTATTGAATGTTTTTATATATGAATATATTTCATTGTTTGAATTATTTTTATTGTCATCTAGAAAGCCATTTATAATGTTATATGAAATATTATTATGTTCTATAGGTTTTGTTATTAAATATTTTTCACGAATTTTGCTATCTGTTATATTGAAATCATATCCATCGTTAGGATATATTTTTTTAACATCTTCTAGAATATTATTTAATTTATTAATTGTATTTTTATCACATCCTTTAAAATTTTGAAATATACCAAAAGTGCCAGTTTTCATATAATTATTCGAGATTTCCGCATAAAATAAATCAGATTTTTCAAAATATTTACTAAGGATTAAATATATATCTGCAAAATGTTTATATGCAACAGAGCCCATATAAAATATTAATGTACCATTTATATTTAATCTATGCAAACCATATAACATACCTACATAAATATTAGGCGTATTATAAAATGATTCAAATAATCCAATACCCTTAACCACAGAATATACATCATAATAAATTATATCATAATTCGCGTTATTATTGATATCCTTTGTATTTATTAAATCATAAATACTACCAGAATATTTTTGAATATTAATATTATAAATTTTTGTAATATTATCTATATATTTTTGCCATTCATCTAGAATGACTTTATAATAATTTGCTTTTAATGGAATTAGACAATCAATATTTGTAAGTTTATAATTATTATATTTTATTGCTTCTAAAAATCCTAAATTTGTGCCAATATATTGTATTCTAGCATCTTTATTATTTTTTAATGTTGCAAAAATATTGTATTTACTTAATAATTCATTTACTATGAAAAATGTTTTTGATATAGGAATATATTTTGAAATAGATATTGACTTTTCTTCTTCAGTTTTACTAATACTCATATAACTAAATTTATCTCCCAATTTTGGCTCCACCAAATAATAACCATACAATATATGAAATACTTTGAATAATTTCTTATAATTATCACCTACTACTTTTTTCTTAATCTCTAATGATACTTTTTGATATTCATTATAAAATTCTCCAGAAATATTAACATCATCACTATAAAATATATCTTGATTATTTGTTATATCTAATCTTAATTCTCGTCTTAATTCTCTTTTTAACTCTGATATTGATATTGCTATATTTTTATGAAGCATACCTCCAGATTGTATTTCTGTATTTTCTATATATTTTATATGAAAATTTTTCGTTGGAAATACATTCTTATCGGTTTCAGATGCAACTGTTGTAATTTCTACTTTACATAAACCTAACTTTTTTCTAAAATCTTCATCCTCTTGTAATTTATCTTTTCTAGAAATGAAAATATTATTTCTATCATGATGTGTGCAATAAAAATGAACTATACCTTTTGATGCCATATTAACAAAAAATGTTAATTCAGTATGTGTAATATTATGTCTCTCTGCTATCCCACCCATATTAACAAATTGCAACATCGTATTAACTAAAAAGTATTTTGAATGTAATCCGGATATTAAATCCCGTCTACTTTTATTCCTAAAATCATTATTTCTAAATACATATAGAAACCAAACTCTCAGTGATTCATCACTAGTTTTCATATCAAAATGATTATATTTTAACGCCATAATACCTATTAAATTTGCGCTTTGCCCCAATTCTATATCATCAAATAAATCTAGCAAACCTAATTTATCTCTTATTACTATTTCTCTTATATAATTACCATTTGCATCATAATAACCGTCTGTACCATTTTTAGTTAAAACTTTTGTATATGCAAAATCAGGAATTATGAATCTAACAGGAAATGAAATTGTACTATTCATAATACTACACCTACAATACAATAAATTTAATAATAATGACCAATTAACTAATGGATTACAGGATACTTTTCGTTCAATAGATTGTTGCATACCACCAACCTCATATAAAAATGGTGTTAGCTTTCTAAGATGTTCGAACTCTGGACTATCAAAAAATCCAAATACAAATTGCCTCATATCACGATTATTTTCCATAATCAGCCTTTTTATTTGTTCCATATTGATTTTACCATCTTCTATAAAGCATTCTTGTGGTAAAAATGTTCTAGCATATGCAGCTTCTTTCGGATCTTTAAAAAATTTCTCATATCGAGCAATTACCTCATCCTGAAAAGTTTTATCACTTTTTATCTTTTCACTAGCTTCTAGCGTATCCTGACTATAATAAATAGTCTTACATCTCTCTTCAATTATCTCTTGTGATGTTTGCAATGTTGTTCTACCTATATCTTTAACTGCATTTTCTCTTGCTTGTTCTTTTGCAAAATATACATCGGCATCTAGTTTCTGACCTTCTAAATTCTCGGTACATTTTTTCAGCCCAGCTATTCTTTTATCCAGCGTTTCTAGAAATTCTTCATCGCTTTGTTCTAAAATTTGGCGCGCTAAACCTAATGATTGTTCCAAGGTCTCATATGGTTTATAACCTTTTTGATAAAGGTCTTCATAATAATTTGGATAAACTTGATTTTGTTTATTTGTTTTATGTCCCTCTAATGGTAATCCATCTAAATATAATTTTTGATATGACATTTTAATGCTTTCCAATTCTGCATTATCTTCTGGTGTATTTCCATCACAACTATATATATCTATAATATTACCTTCATTTAAATCCAATTCTTTACCCACTTCATCATTAATTGCTGTTATAAATGCTTTACTACGTAAATATTGTTCTTTATTAAATTTTGGATTAAAATTCCTAGCACAATATTCATCTAGATTATAAATATTTGGGTTTTCAGATTTTGACAGTGTTTCATTAAAAAAATGCTCTATACCACGTGAAGGTATCACGTGAGCAGAACCCACGTGAGAGGGTCTCACACGTAAAGATTCCGCGCCAAAGGTTCTCAATTGCGGTGGTATATATTTTCCCTTTGTTGAACTTGCCATTGGCCTTTCTAAATACAAATAAGATATTATTAAAACAATAAAAAAATCTTAAGCAATAACAGGTGGGGTATTTTTCATCATTTCAGCACCAATTGTTTCACGTGTTAATCTATAACATAATCCACATAATCTATGATGTGGTCTAGAATTATCTAATGGAAATTCAGTTTTTAGACATTGTCTTATCGGACAAAATTCACAAAAATCCGCGGGTGTTTTATTAGCTTTAATTCTTTCTAGAGTATCAAAAGCATTTTTAACTAACTCTTCTTGATAACTTTTAATATATGCCGTCATATCGCCTATCGATAAACTCCATAGTAATTTATATAACTCAACTGCATATACACCACCCCATTGATGCATTGTTCGTATTCCTGGAATTGTAATTACTTGTTTAGGAATATCTTTACATTCCGGAATGGAATAAAATAATATAGGACGTTTAATACCTATATCCCGCATTTTATCTGCAAAAGTAGTTATCGATTTATCAGGATTAATTTCCATTAACTTAATATGTTTTATAATATCATCATAGTTCGGTGGATAAGGTTCCCAATATCCAAAATACAGTTTTCTAATAGGTTGTTTTTTTATAGATATAAAACTATCTGTTATCATTGGCTTTCTTTCATCTAAATTTGCAAAATCTAAATGGAAACAGTTACGAGTATCCAATCGAGGAATCTCTTCCAATAATGGGTCACGAGGGTCTAGATTCTTCTTATAAATTTCTGATGTTAGTGGTATGCTATATTTTTCTGTAATGCCTTTTTCTGTTTTTTTAATAAAATCATATTGTTTTTTTGTTTTGGTGATTCATAACTAAAATAAATATCATAATGATGAACCTGAATTCTACTAATTTTACCAAAAAATGTATGCAGTATCAATGATTCCATTATAATACCATAAAATACAATCACATTATCCTCGGAACCAGCATTACTAAGTCCAGTGGTTATAATTGTAAATACCGGCATATCGCCAGGTTCATGATGAACTACTCTGGCGGCAGCTGCTGCACCATTACTAGACAATCTAGACGGTCTTGGTGCAACTAGCGGTTTTGATCTTGTGGCAGGAGCTGCACCATTACTAACAATTTCTGGTACAGCTGACGGCAAACTTTTTGTCAATTCTTTCATAAATAATAATGCATCATTATTAGAAATTTCAGAAGGACCTTGTGCCAATCTAGAAGATCTTGCTGCAACTGGCGGTTTTGGTTTTGTGGCCGCAGCAGCTAAACTATTACCAGCAATTCCAGAAGAAACTGATGATAATCTAGATGGACTTTGTGCACCTGGTGATATTGGTACAGTATCATTGTTTTCATTTTGTGTTAACCTCGATGCAATTTTTTTTGTAATTCTGCCATCAATGATGCACCACCCTTCATTGACTTACATTTGTTCGCTTTATTCTTATTAGAATATCTCCTGGTTCGTGGTCTAATATTCTTTTTAGTTTTACTATTTTTTCGACTTTGCTTTTTATTTTTGTTATTTTGTATTCTAGAAGACATTTATAATTAACATAATCTATATATAAAAAAGATTTAAAAAAAAACTAATTTACATTCCAATTGCTAGAATGCAAAATTAAATTTAGTAGATTGAATTATTTAACAAATTTTTTTTTATTTAACCAGCTTAATGTGAATGGTAAATTTGCCAAATAATTTGCTAAGAATTGTGGTATCCTTTAACCGGTTTTGAATTTTTAAAAACCGGTTAAAGGATACTAACATCTGTCCACTATTTTAGTAATACCCATAAATTTAGTAGGTTCTCCATTTGTATCGTTGGTTGGACCAAATGCTACAAAATTATTTCCAAATCCAAAATATAATCCTTCCGCTAAGAAAAAACCTACTAGAAAAAAAATATTGTTAATAAAGCTGTACTAGGCTGGCTCAAAAAGCTTAATAACTTCTTTTCAAAATCTTTCATTGTTTATAATTTATTGTATTTATTTGATTTATTTATTGTAATTCTAGTATTCTAATTTATAGTACTATTTGAAATCAAAATAAAATAAGATATATTTTTTATTTTAGAGTATCCACTTATTTTCTAACTTCCGTGGACGGTATTTCCTAATCCAATCTTCATTCTTTTCTTCTATATATTTTTCTATATGCCGCTGGTATTCACTACCCAACGATTCATTATTATCCACATAGTAAATAATCCGCTCTATCGAATTAACATAATTAGTGGTTAGCTTTTCAGAAATGGCTAGAGCCTGGGCTACAAATTCCTCTGGATAGGTATCCCGGAATAAATCCAGTTCTTCTAGCCAGGATGCCTTGTATCCGCTAGATTCTAATTTGTTAAGATAATCTTGATTATCTAATCATAAATATATGAGGGGGGACATTAATGTCCCCCGTCTAAAAAATAAAATATTTATAAATATTAATAGGTCTTGAATAATTTATTATGTCTATCTCTAGCTTAATTCTTGATATTTATGAAAATCAATTAAAATTAAATAATTGTAATATCTTATTATTAATAGATAATACAAATTCAATATGGTTTAGTTATAACGATATTCTAAATGCACTAGGTTATAAAGATTCAAAAACACAAAAAAAACGTCTAGCATTAGATAGCAAATATTTTGATACATTTAAGAATATTTTATTAAAATCAAATACTAATGATAATAAAGATTTGGCACCATATCATTTAAAAATGATAAATGAATCTGGATTATATGTTTTATTAAATCGTTCTAATAAAACAATAGCAAAAGAATTATCAGAAAAACTATTTGCTGATGTTCTTCCTGAATTACGTAAAAAAGGTAAATTCATATTAAATAGCGTTGATAAAAAGAAAATGCAAACGCTTACAAATAAAATTAAATTATATCAACAAGAACTAAAACGCACTAAAAAACAATCATACGGTAATAAAACAGGTAAAGGATTTATATATGTTATCAAAGTCAAAACAGCGATGGATGGTCAGCAAAAAACTTGTTATAAGATAGGGTATACTGCTAATTTAGAAAAACGACTAGCAACTTATAGAACTGGTAATCCTGACTTAGAACTTGAATATCAAGAGAACTTAAAATGTAATAAGAAACAACTAGAAACTTGTATATTAAATTTAAATATCTTAAAACGTTTAAAAAATAAAACCGAGGTGATTTGTGATGTACCACTAGAGAAGATTAAAGAAGAAATAGAAGATTGTAAAAAACTTTTAGAAAAGCATTATAGTAAATAGGTTTATTTTGCTTCTAGAGTATCCACTTATTCTCTAATTTCCGTGGCCGGTATCTATCTAGCCAATCTTCATTTTTCTCTTTTATATACTTATCTATATGCTGCGTGTAATGACTACCTAGCGATTCATTATTATCCACATAGTAAATAATCCGCTCTATCGAATTAACATAATTAGTGGTTAGCTTTTCAGAAATGGCTAGAGCCTGGGCTACAAATTCCTCTGGATAGGTATCCCGGAATAAATCC